AATACCATTGGCTTACATCATTCCAGTTTCCATTATTAGGAGTACCATCTGGGACCTGAGCGCCAAAATATATGGTTGCCATAATTAGTACCCTGTGTATCCGTTAATCAACGTTACAAGTAGCCAAGCAGATACATTAGTATCATATTGCATGGAGAATACTAGTTTTGTGCCTGTAGCTACTGAAACTGGACTTGTTACTGATGATGATGACGGTATTTTAATTCCTGCATTTAATGTCACATTGATTGCTGCGCCTGTGCCACCTACGGATGGATTAATAATCCAAAGCCTAACCATAGACCCGTCTGTTCCGCCTGCTGGAGGGTTAATAGTTAAGTTACCTGTACATACAATTTGGCTGTTTGTATTATTTGTTAGCGTTGGTGTTGCTGAATAGGCTAACGGTGTAAAGACGGTATTTGGCGGGACAGGAGTATCGCCATTACTATCAAATAAAAAATTGGGGTTGACTACTTTTTCATTTATAGTGACGCTCATTGTAGCCCCATATATAAAGTTACTGTTGCGCCTGTACCTGAAATTGAAACAACTCTACCACGAACATACGTCCAATTAGCACTTGACACAAACCCATCAGTTGTTGAGGTGGTTCCTAATGTTAACCCAATTGTAGCCGCTACTATCCAATCAGCATTATTATTACTCACTTCTACAACGATAGAGGATGCGCCTGCGCCTGCAGTTGTTCTACCCGCGGCCTGAAATGTTCTATTATCTGTAGGTATGCGTAATGCTTGGACGTTTTGAGGCGTTCCTGTGACTGTAGTAGTCGCATTATTTAGTAATACTATCGTTGACATAATTAATCTCCTTAGTTTTCAAGAAGGGGCCGTAGCCCCGTTCAGATTAATTAAGCTGTAAACGCTGTTGGTTGGAATGTACCGTCAGAGTTGCGAACAGTGTACATAATTGTAATTGTTGCTGCGCCAGTAGTCAAAGTCGATGCTTTAGTTGCTGTGTAGCGAATAAGAGCATCTGTAGCACCTACGTTTAACCAGCCGCCTGGAGTAGTAGCATTGGCATTTAAGTTTACACCGCCTACAGAAGTAATTGTACCTGTAGTTGTAAAGTCAGTACCGCCAATATCAAATTTTAATGTAGTAGCAGCATCAAATACGGTAGTTGTAACAATAGTAATGTGATTAATCAAAGCGCCTGCTGGCAATACAAATGATGTAGCACCTGTAAGAGATGATTCAAAGTTACTAAATGTTAGGTTTGCTGTTTGTGATACTACTGAAGCGCCTGTATTTCTGATTGTACCAGCAGTAGTACCTGTGGTATTCTTAACTGTGCCCAATAACCATGGGCCTAAATGAGTAGCGATAGCCATTATAAATTCCTTTATGCAAAAGTTCTTCTTACCATCTTTGCATCGTCTGCTGGGGCAGTTGGTAAGAATATGTATCCCAGATAACTGAATCATACACATATTATATAATTACGCAAGTATTTTGGAGAGTTTATGCCTTATAAAGACCCTGCTAAAAAGAAAGAAAAGCAGAAAGAATACGCAAAGAAATATTATGAGGCCAATAAAGATAAGATAATAGCCGCATCAGGTAAGGCAAGGAAGTCAAAAAGGGCTGAATTTGCAGCGTTTAAGTCCCGTTTATCGTGTACTCATTGTGGTGAAAACCATCCCGCAACACTAGATTTCCATCATGTAATACCCAATCCAGCCAACAAAAAGATTACCGAATTACTTCGTGCAGGGCGTTTTAACTTTGCAATGGAAGAGATTATGAATAAGTGTGTAGTGTTATGCAGTAATTGTCACCGCAAGCATCACTACCATGAGGATAAAAAAAGAACCCCCATTTAAGGGGGTTGTCAATATATCACTTTTTTGCGTTTAATTATTTATTCATTACGTACATAGTAACTTCAAAGCCAAAACGCATTTCTGTAGCAGCTGGTGTAGTCCACATAATAATTCTCCTGGTTTAAAAAGTGTACGAGGTGTACACCATTGATTTAGTTATACGCCTATTTTTAAACCACACCATACGTAAAATCATTAAAAAAGGGGCCGAAGCCCCTTTTCACTACCAAGCCTAATTAAGCGCCTGGAGAACCGTACATACCTAGTGGGTCTGAGTAACCAAAGCTGTAACGTTCACGAGCTTTGTAACGTACGTTACCTGTGTCGAAGTCACCATCCATAGAATTTTGCAATGGTGTACGAACAAAGTGTTTCATACCGTTAGGAACATCAGTAGTCAAGAACCAAGCGTTGTTGTCTGTCAAGAAGTGGTTAATTGTGTAACCTTCTGGAATAGAACCGTTGTTTTCAAGAGCGTTGATGTCGTTGTCAGTTGTACCTACGCGAAGCTTAGTTTCCAACAAACGTGTTGCAACGAATTGCAATGCTGGTGGAACGATAAGTTTCTTAGGTTTAGCTGCAATCAATAGGTCACGTTCATCAGTCCAAGCTGCGATTTGAATTACTGCATTTTCCAATGAAGTTTCATTCAAGTCAGCTGCAACTGCTGGTGTATTGCTATTGGTACCACCACTAATCAACGGGTGAGCAGTAGAGAATAGTGAAACACTATCGCCACCAAGATAAGCACCGTTGAAGCCGTTGTTTAATACTGAAGCCGCTTTAACTTGTTTTGTGTACGCCATAGCACGGGCTAATGCTTTAGTATAACGAGCTGACAATGAGTCATACAAGTTATCTTCGATAGCTTCTTCAGTTAAGCTGAAGCCATAAGCAATAGTTTCGTGGTTGTAGCGAGCAGTCCATGCTTCTTGTGCATTGTCATAAGCGATGGCAGAACCTTCGTTTTTAACAGGTGCAGCTGAGAAGCCAGACAATTTTGTTTCTTCTTCGAAAGAACGTTCTGAAGTCTCTGTATCGTAGATTTCATTATGTTCTTCACCATAACGAGCATACTCTAAACCGAACAAAGCGTTCAAGCCTGGGAGCAACTCTTTCAATAATTGTGCGCGTGAAATAGCCATTTATATATCTCCTTAAGCTACGTAATAACGATGAGCGCCAAAGTTCAATTTAACCAATACTTCTGGTGTTTGAACTAAAGCAACGGTGCCTGCAACAGTAACTGTTGAAGCTGTAACGGTTAACGTAGTGCTACCTGTTGTAGTAACTGTAGATGCTGCAGTCAAAATAGAACCTGTGAATTGCAATTGACCGTTAACTACGTTAAATACGTCTGTACCGATTGGTAATACTGTGCCAACTGGAAGACCAGAAACCACTAGTGATGTAGAACCTGTACCAGAAACGTATGTACCGCCTGTTGAAACTTGTGTATCTGGAACTAAACCTAATACACGGAAACCAGCACTAGCAGTGTTTGCCGATGCTGCAACAACTGCGCCTCGACCATTACCTGTTGCTACTAAGCCAGTTAGTGTATTGCCTGCCATGTTTTGACCAACCAACAATGAAGATGCTGAAGCAATGACTGCAGAACCCGCAGCGGCTGTAACAGCTGCTTTAAATACTGTATCAGGGTCATCAGCAACAATCGCTGTAATATCACCAGCTGTTACGTTAGCTGGGTAGTATTGTGAGAACAAACGTTGTTTAGTAGTTGGGTTAGTGTAGTAGCAACCCAAGAAAACGCCAACAGTTGTGTTAGTTGTGCTAGTTGGTGTTGTTGCTAAAACAACATAACCAGAAGAAAGTGTTACAAAATCGCCGTTGTAAATCGCAGTGCCGTAGTTATATGCAATAGGCATATTACGGGTTGAGCCAGCAAAAACCTGACCACCGATAAGATTTACAGGTTCAAAGCCATAAGGCGCTGATACTGTAGGATAAGCCATAAAAATACTCCTTAATTAAATTAATTACCTTTGCCAAAGCTAGTTGTAGACTTACGCTCAGAGAACATAGGCATACGGGCATCGCTTTGACGCATGATGTTATTGTCTACAGACTCGGTTTGAGATTTTGATAGATTGTCGAAATGTGCATTCCGTTGTTCTACAAATTCTTTCGGAGTCTTACATAATAATAATCCACCAACTTCGATGTTATCTTTAAACCGACTATTAGGGTCAGCTAACATTGATAGTTGTGGTTGTTCTTCACTCTTTACTGCTTCCCAACCTTCTCTGAGTTTGGCAGATAAGTTACGAGGGTCAGCACTGTTTAAAGTTGAGACACGAATCCAGCGATAAGCATAACCTTCTTGTTTATCGGGTTCTGGCAATAACTCTGGTTGTTGCCACTGTTTTGGACGTTCGGTTACTGCACGAGTTTCTAGTTCACGCGGCATATTTTTAGTAGTAATAGTAGTCATTATTTGTTCTCCAATTTTCTCATTTCAAGGACATATTGTTCAGGTGTAACTCCTAATTTTTTGGCTAGGTTTACCTGACTCATTTTAAGTTTGATTTTGTTTGATGCGGTGCTCCGTGAAGCTGGCGCTACAACTGTACTTGGTTTTGTAGAAGTACTATCAGACTTTCCTTTACTACCAGAGTCCTCGTTACTAAAATAACTCCCAAACGTTTCCCGTACTGTTTTGTCCAATGCGGAGTAATATACATCAGAGCCAGCCTTATATCCTGATTCTACAAGGTCTTCGTGAACAGCTAAAGCTGCAGCAGTCATAACCTTATTAGTACCATACCATTCGTTATCATCTAGCCACTTTTCGAGTTTTGGGTCTTGGTGGCGGACAGCGGTCGGCTGATTTTGCTCTGTATATTGGTTTTGTACACCCTTTTCTTCATCTTGTAAAGGGGGTAGCTTAAAGTTTTTTATCTGGTTAAGTTTAATGTTAGCATTTTGCATTGCTTCTTGTGCTTCAATAACCTTATCAGTGTCACCTTCATCGTATGCTTCTTTATACGATTTTTTAGCTAGTTCAAGCTCGTATGTAGCAGCTTGTTGCATAGATTGCACATACTCTTTTTCGCCAGTAGTAAGTACATTTTTAATGCGTTTATTTTCTTCTAACAGACGTTGGGCTAAATTGATTGCTTCGCGTTGCTCACGTACAGCGGATTCTTTTTCGCGGCGTTCATCATGATAAACTTTACGCATCTGTTTAAGGCGTTGTTTGGTTTTCTCGTCGTATTGTTCTAGCTCATCTTTATCTAATTCCTCGACAAGTTCTTTTGGCATAGGCTGACGACCACGGTCCTCTTCAGGAGTATCATCTTCTATCTCAATCTCAAAATCTTCACCTACTTCTACTTCTAATTTATTATCTACTTCATCAGGAAACTTAAACTCATCTTTTTCAAATTCAGGCATCTTGTACTCCTTATTTGCGAATAATACCGCGTGGCTCATCAACTACAGCCTCGACAGTGTCATCATTGATTAAACGGAACTCACGACCGTGAATTACCAACCTACTACCAGAGTGCGGGCGAACTAAAATAAAATCACCTTCTTTACACCATGGACCACTAGGGAAACGTTTTTCATCTCTATAGCAGTCAGGGCCTAAAGCAACTACAAATAATACTGTAGTCATGGTTTCTTCCATCCTAATTGTCTCATCAGCTTTAAACAAACCGCTGTCATACTCTTTTTCCTTTTCGGGAATTGCACAAAGAATATGGTACCCAGAAGGTCTTGGTAGTTGTGCTGCTTTCTCTACATCGGTTGCGTCACCTACGATTGCTCGTACCTCTGCTTCTTCTTGCGCGTCTTTCATAGCTTGTTCAGCTAATTTAGATAAATCTAGTGCTTGTGCTAAATTTATATTAGTCATCAAAGTTTTCTTCCTGTTTTTGTTTGAGGTCTGTAATTATTAAACATGCGGCTTCAAGCCCTCGTAACTGACCACATATATATCGATATTCTTCTATTGTTGGACAATTACCACGTATCAACGCTTCTGAGAGCATATCCATGCGGTCCCTGTATTCCTTTAAAAGATATTCTAATTCACTCATTATTTATTCCCTTTTG